TTTGCTAAACTTATGGTAGCATGCAAGAGCAGTGGATATAAGAAATTTACCTATACTCTACTAAGAGAGTTCTAATGAAAAAGTGGATATTATCCATATTAAGTGCTGATGGTGACCAAAGCTCTAAAAGGCTTATTGGGATCTACTGTATTTTATCTGGGTCAGCTATGGCCTGGATAGCTACTTTTACAGATCACAAAACACCAGACTATATGTATAATACTATGATGTATATAGGAGCCGCAGCATTTCTAGGCACCGTTGCAGAAACAGTGTTTACAATGAGAACCCGGGCTAAAAAACAAAAACCAGAAGTTAAAGATGAACAACCTCAAGAACCTGAAAACACAGATAATTAATTCTGGAGTAGTCTTGTTATTTATTATTGCTGTTACTATTATTGTATATAAAAGTAAACAGTATAATAAACTTAAACAGGAAACTACACAGAAGCTATACTCTACAGAACAATTACACCAAATAGAAATTGATTCTATGAAACTACGTATAGTTCAAGATAGTTTATATATAGTTGATCTTCAGAGACTTAAACAAATTAATAACCTAAACACACAGGACAGATATGACAAAGCTAAGCATGACCTTATTATCTCTATTATTCCTACTACTGATGATAAAGAGCGAGATAAGTTATGGGCAACTTACTCCCCAAAGAATTAACTATAATAACACTAAAGGGATCTTCTTTACAGATAAACAAGAAGAAGACTTACTTAAAGCTATTATAGACTATGACTACTGTAAAGCAGCCCTGGTTAGAAGAGATAGCACCATTAAGATTATGGAAGTAAGAATCTCTGATCGGGATGTGTTTATTAAAAAACAGCAAGAAGCAATTACCACAGCTAACAAAAGAACTGTCGACTGCTTAAATACTAACGCTGAGATCAATGCTCAGCTAGTTGATACTAAGTCTAAGTTAAAAACTACAGAGGGTAAACTTAAAAGTGCTAAAACAAATAATTGGATATTTGGAGGAATCTCCGTATTTTTATTGAGTATACTTATAATAACAAATTAAAAACATACTAAAATGGCTGTTAATGTAATCAAACCCGGGATTAAACCAAGAATGGTTCCTGCTTCAAACATGAAAAAAGGTGGTGCTGCTAAACCTAAAACGAGCATGAAGAAAGGTGGTTCTATGAAAGGTAAGAAGTGTTAATGGATAATAATTATCAATTCCTAAGAGCTCAAGTAAAAGCGTTTCACCCAGAGTGGAGTGATGCGGAAATAGAAAATGAATGCAAAAAAATACTTGCAAGTAATAACACTGAAGATGAAGATGGCTGCTTATATTGCGGCTCCTAAATATATAACCAATGGCAAAAGTAGTAAACTCTAAAAATAGCTATGCACCTAAGGCAACTAAAGTTAGTCGCCCTGGTGTAATAGCTAAAACTAAACTAGCAGATCAAAGTCTAGTAAGAATTATAAAAAGGCCTACCGTGGCCAAGGTCGTTAGATACCAAGTACTTTCTTGATATCTGGTTTGAAATAACCAGGACCTTTTAGGATCTTCCCATCTTCTCTGAGGATGGGTTTTCCATTTTTATCAAGCTTGCTCATGTTAGATCTGTGGATTTCTGCAAAGACTTCTTCAATCCTATCTTGTAGGCCATGCTTAAGAATAGTCCCGTAAATGATATAAAGCTGGTCACCAAGAGCATCAGCAATACCCACCAAGTCATCATGAGTACAAGCCTCAAGGTACTCATTATTCTCTTCTTCCAAGAGCCTGTGACGTAACTCATATTGTTCTGGGGTAAGCTGTGTATAGTCTTTGGGATCTGGCATATTGAAAGCGGTGTGAAACTCCGCTACCATTTCTATAAATTTCTTCATTAATATCCGTTTTCTCCGTTAGTATGATACTTTAACTTATCGGGCTTTTCATACTCTCCTGTTTTAGGCATGCTAACCAAACCTAGCATATCGGTATTAGTAGAGTAATCACTAGTCCATTTAGATAAGCGCTCATAAGCTTCTCTTTGCTTAATCTCTTTTTTAAGATGACAATCGCTGTCTTTGTTAAGCATAGCTTCTAGTAAGATAAGATAGTTGATTACATCACCAATTTTTTCAGAAACTACTTCCGCTTTAACCGGTTTGTTATCAGCTACTATATCTTTAATAGAAACTAAATGCTTAGTCATATAACTCCAAAGAACTTGAGCTGATGTGCTGTGGAGGGATAATCCCCCCGCAGCTTCATCAAAGTTTCTAAATACGTTATCATCTTTAGCATACTCTTCATGTTTGGTTAGTAGAGTTTGGCGAATGAGATTAATTCTCTGTTCTACCTTGTTGCTAAATTCTTCTTTTTTCATAGATCAGGTAATTCAAATGTTGGCAGTTCTGCATTACCAAAGTTAAAGAACTCTTCATTAGGATTAGCAATTTCGTTGACTTTTTCTTGGACAATATCATCAGCATAGATTTGCTCTTGATCATTCTCTGGTAAATCATTGATTGTCAATCCTATAACTTCTTCTTTTTGTTCAGCTTCCATTTCTGCTATAACATCAATAAGATTAAGCTGATTGCTTAGTTCTTCAACAGCATTGCTAAGTTCTTCTTTTACTTCTTCTGGTACTGCGTCTAGTACAGGTACTTGAGATACATTATTAAAAGTAGAAGTAATTAAATCATGAGCTTTAGATAAATCTTCAAACCATGATTTAGGGTGAGATATTCGTAACGCAGAAGCTACTGAATTGTAATAGTTCCAGGCATTGTTCCATGCAAGGTTATCAAATAAAGATACTTCATTAACTAAGCGATCTCTAACTACTGAAGTTTGTTCTTTATTAAGCGCACCTAATTCAATGAACAATCTACCGGTAATCTCAGCATACTTGGTTAAATTCTCATTAACGTTAATTAATGTGTTTCTAGTATTTACTAAATCAGTATAGTGAGCATTAGCAAAATTAAGATGATATGCTATCATTTCTGCAGCTTCCTCATCAGCTTTACCTGTATGCTTTCTTGCATAAGTAGCAACATTACCGGCAAACATATAACTATCTGTTTTAGGAATGTATACACCTACTCCGCACTTAAAACGCATAGTTTTATCATATGAGTTACCCCATACAAAAATCATTTTCATATCTGGATCTGTGCCCTGGTCTAGGACATGGATTCCATTTGCAACATTACCACCAACACTTGCACGGTAAAGTTCTTGTTCTACATTAAAGCCACGTGCTGCAAGTTCTTCATGAACTTTATCAATAATAGACTTGTGGCTAATAGGAGTGTAGCGCCCGCCGTGGTTAGGCAGGGCTACAGACTCCAAATATTCTCGGGTAATACCCGTTGGAATTCTCTTACTCATTTTAAAATAAACTTAATTGTGAATTAGATTTTGTTTTACAGATCTTCTCAATCTCTTTATAGATCTTGTCTAAATAATAATCATCATTTACATCATACATGCTCCAAGGTTTCTCTTGAAACTCGTTAAATACAGTTTGCATCCATTTGCCTGCTTCAGTCTGAGTCTCTCGACCATCAGCAGAATTTACTTTAATTATCTTACATCCTTTATTAGATAAATAATACCTAACTACGGCCTGTAATATATTATCAGTTCTTTTACCTTTGTTAAAACAAGTCTCCATAAAGAACCAATCACCCTTCTTCTTTACACCCACACAATAATCAAAGATATTTCTATTCTGCTGTAAGAAAACTTCCGGTACTACATCATTAATAAAGTATGCGTATATTGCTTTTGGAACAATGAGCGCCGACTTATTTTTATGTAGTGCTAGATCATTAAACTCAAAGCGGCCCTTACACTTAGTCTTACCATTTTTATATACGGCAATATAGTTGTTAACGTCTGCTAGTATAATCTTTTGGTACTCGTCATGCTCCAGTTGTAACTGAGTTAGCTTCTCCCATTGTGTACAGATTTCAAAGTATTTATCTTTATAACCTTCAGGAATTAGCATCTCAAGACCATCTGTATTTTGCATAATAGGTATACTACCTGGAATACCATCAGAAAGCATTTCATACAACATTAGCAAACTAAGCTGACCATTAATAGTAATGCGCATAGTAAACTCTGGATCATACAGGAAACTGTTTTTATCATTGCTTAAACCATAAGTACTATTTAGAATAATCTTGTATACATAGTTCTTTGGATCCTTCTTGGGTATCTTCTTTCTCTCCTCAAAGAACCATTCATACTGCTCACAAAATTCTTCTTTAGGTAAATGTGCTGGTGACCATCTATTGCGGATAGCAAGGTTAGGATAAAAACTAGTAACGTCAGACGTCATTAGTATCATACCTTCTTTAGCCTCATACACACCTGCAGATGTTGCACCATGCACACCACCTAAACCAAAGTCTGTTTTCACACCTTTGTGTGTAACAGAGTACTTGAAACCACCTTTAGTATTTTCTGGATCTATAACAAGAGTTTTAAATTTATCATGAATTGATTTAAACTCTTTTCTATTAAAGTGTATATAGTCCAGGATTATATCTCCAACTCTAATCTCGTTACGCAAAGTCCGCATCTGTTTAAGATCATACTTGTTAATACCCATCTTCTGGGAGAGGAATAATAGGAATAACTCTTTTGAGATCTTAGGTTCAGATGCACTAAACAGGTTGATATTATATTCTTCAGTAAGGGTTTTACGTAGCATTATCTGTTCCTTACTGAGGTTCATGATTTGTTTAGTTGACTTTACATCATTCACACAATAACTAATGATGGTATCAAGCTCTTCTTTTGAAGTAATATAAGTGCTATGGTGAATTGGCATGTCCCGGACATTACTCCAGTCCATAGAATACTGAATCCATTTAAGGCTAGATCTTTTAGCTGGATTATCCCAGTGATTTAGTTTAAACACGTCCAGTTGTTTTATCTTCATTTCCCTCTCGGAAAACTCTGCAAATTCACCAGCATTAGATCTTTCTATAGTACGTTGAGCCTGCATGTATAAAGAATGCGCAAGATCTTCAGCAGATAACTCTTCTAAATAGTCATATTCACGCAATATAAACTCTGTTATTTGAGAGTCAAATGCAATACCATTAAAAGAAATATGAAATACTTCTTCATTAGCACAGTCAAATAGAAATTTAGCTAGTTCTCTAAAATCATTACGGGTCTTATGTATGACAAATACTTTTGTATCATCTGTTTTATATTCTGTAAATACAGCAACAAAACAATTGATTAAAGTTTCATAATCCATTACATAGTGCGTCATATATAGAAAAATTAGGGGTCACTAGGACCCCATTAAAAGATTGTTATAAAAGTACTACTCAGCTACAGGAGCTTCCATAATACTGTTATAGTCAAAGCTATCAGCATTGATTGCAAAACCTTTGATAAAGTCTTTAATCTCCGCATCATTCTCTACATAGTATTCTTGAAAAGTCTCAATTGTGCGACGTTCTTGTTTAACTGGCACACCGTCTTTAGCAGGAACTTTGCGGAATTCAGGATCCCCATTAGCATCAAGTTTAGGGACCATATGAAATAGATTTTTCTTTACTGTAGACATGATTGCTAAAACTTTTGCTTTAGGATCATAAATACATTCTACATACGGACACTCTGATGATACAGGAATCATTTTAAAAGTCTTGTCATTATTCCACGAACTCGTGACAAGCATCATTGATTTTTCTAACATGTTGGCTTAATTATATAATTTTAGACAAATCTAATTGTTTTTGTGTAGCTTTCAAAATTTCACGGTCTAAATTTGGCTGGCTACACAATTCACCAACTGACCTTAGTATACCCTCATCCACACCTAAAGCTTTAGAATAATCAGAATAATATTCATCTGGATTAAGATAACTCTTTAGATATTCAGCATTTGCAGTACTTGTACCATACTGTCCAAGAATTTTAGATTTTGTTTTATCACTAAACTTGCTGTACTTACCATTTATAAAAAGTTCCCAGTCTGGAAAATCCCCTAAATAAAATATATAAGCACCAAGCTTGTTATCTAATTCATAAAAATCTTGTAGCTGAGGATGTTTCAAAACACTTTTCTCAAATAACGAGAAAGACTTATGTTTAAGATCATACGTTACAACTAGTAACTTATCATCAGGGTTTATATGTCCATCCCAACCAATATAAGTTTGGTGAGGAGGAACAAGATTTTGTGAGATGCCTAAAACAGGATACAAAAATATCCTAGACTTCTGAAAATAGCTTTTATACACTTCTTTAATCATTATTATAAGATTACATTACTTACTTCATACTCATAAGGTAAGTCATATTTTCTATTTGAGTAATGATAGTCTGCAATTTTCATTACATCGTCGAGCTTATCTAACCATTTATTAAGAGTTACAGCACTAACTTCAAAAGCATAACACTGGGTGAGTTTGTCAACCACTATGAAATGAAACTTAATTTTGTAATCACTTAAATTTGGATAGTTAGCCCTTACTAATTTACAGTACACTGCAGCTTGCAACCAATACTTATAATACTCTATAGTCTCAGGAAAATCTTGTAGCAGTTTTCCGCTAGTCTTTAGATCATTAACATAAATCACCTTGGCAATAGGATCTATATTAATATTATCTACAAAACCTCTTAGACCAAAGTTATACGGTGTATCCATTACAAGTGGCACCTCGCTATGACTATCAGGACTACCGATACTTAACAAGCTTGTAATTTTACTATTAGATTTTACAATCTCAGCATAACCTTTTACTCTTTCTAAGGTGTCATTATCTATAACAGATTTGTCACCCTTTGTAGTTAAGAAGTTATAGTAACTTATACTTGCGTCAGTAACTACCTTCTCAACTCTTTGTGCATCAGTTTTGAGACTCTGATACAAGTTTATATCCTTTAATATTTCAAGGATCTGGAACTCATTCTGCTCCAAAGATAATTCAAGATAGCCATCAATCAAGGCCCTTACAAAGACTTTATCAACAACATTCTTAATGCTGTCACCCGGCAAGTTAACCGGGGACACCACATACTTCTCATCAAACTTATCTTCCTCTAGGAGAAGACAATGAAGCAAGCTACCTTCAACTAGGTGCTGTTCCATTTTGTCTTCTCTTTGATTTAAGATGTAATGCTTATAGAAAGCACTTGGTGCATACAGTAGTTTGTTAAACCCTGAATAACTAAAGTGAAACTTCTTGCTGTAGAAGTTCTCCTCCGCCTGAAAGTCCGTCAACATATCCTTTTTCTTTAAATAATTTATCTACTTTTTCTTGAGTCTCTGGAGTAAGGTGAATATCAGTAACATCATAATGATCACTCATAGCACTAGCATTTTCTAAATTCTCTGCTTTAATTATTCCCAATAACTCGGGAGTAAGTAATGCTTTTTCAAGACTTATGTCAAAAATACGATCTTTATCAAAGCGGTATCTATTATAGCCCATCCATTTAGTAAGAGACTTAAATGCTACTGTATTTTTATAAGGGTGGTTATCTATAGCAGTTCTACCGTATTCCTCAAGAAGTAGTGCAAGATACATAAAACTTTGTTCATAATGACTATTTGCCATAACAGTCATACCCATAAGATGATCACCTTTATCCTGACTTTGAAACATAGTTCTTATAGATTCATAAGAATCTTTATCTATTACAGTTTCACCAAGTAAGTTTATCAGCTCTTTTTGGTCATATGCTTTATCTATAAACGCAGCCTCGTAAATACTAGTATCTTTAACAATACTTACACTATTTCTAGGGATTGATGACTGGAGAAAATCTGATTCTCTAAATTGAAAAGCGGTACCTGCCCAAACATTAATCTTATTAGGATTAACGTGATCAGCTCCATATACTCGATTTATATAGTTTTTATCTTCTAGTAAACAATACTTAATTTCATGAGCTACAGCATATTCATTTACTTGGGTAAGTATTTCTGATGCATTAGACATTCCTCTAAAATTACTCAAGAAGAACTTAAGACCTTCAATCTGCACGTAATCCACATAGTTATGTTCTAAATTACTTTCAAAATAATCAGGACATGTAATAATTACATCAGCTTTAGCAGAGTCTCTTGTAATTTTAATTCCTCTACCTTCTAGAAAAGGACGGACCCTTTCTCTAGGTACATTTACTTTAGGTGTAAAATAGACCAATTTTACATTGCTTAAGTCTAAACCTTCTTTAAGTATTACATCAGGTTTTTCATCAGAATACTTTACACTATCAGGTCTACCTTTTTCGTTTAAGTAAATATCTACAATCTCTAGGGAAAAATTAGCAGGCGGGCTGGCTTTCAGCATCAGTGCTTTTGTTCTCTTCATTTTTAGGAGTATTTTCGTTAATATAATCTTGATATGGCTTAATTACCATTAGGTCTACCGCAAAGAAATCTCTAAGACTCTCAAATTGGTTTTCAAATTGTGTTTTCTGCATAGACATTGATGTGTATAAAACATCCATATAAATATCTTCAGTAAGACATTTATAATTAAGCAAGTACTTAAGCGTTTCTTTGTAGTTAAATCTAGCAATCTTACTTATAGGAAAGTGATTACGGAAGATATCTAAGTTCTTCCTATTCATATAAGCCTCAATACGGTAACTATCTTCCTGAATAAGTTTTACAATATAGTACCTTGACTTATTATAGTCACAATTAAACAGCATTTCTGTTGCTAAAATGCGGTCTTCTGTGCCAGCCTCAAGCATTATGTGCAAAGTGTTATATATGTCTTCATCTATAACAACTCTTTCTATAGAGTTGAAGAGTCTTTCCTCATTTACAACAGGTATGTTACCGGATAAAATTCTGTGTAAAACAGCTACACCATCACCAGAGATTACATTGTAAGTATTATCTGTTGCATATAGCGGTCCCCAAGAATCTTTGCGGTTATAATACCCATTAGTAAAAAATACATCCTTGTCAGTAGAAACATCTAAATCAGGAAACTGTGGGAATTTACTTAGTAAAGTAAGACCATCAAAATCAGAAGCAATATGAAAGTGCTTTAAACGTAATTCTTTAGTAGCAAGTGTTTCTGCAGGCTCTCCACCAATTTGGTGTAACACACTGCGGGTATTACCTACAAATAAGTTTGCCTTAGACAGATCATTAGTAATGGTAAACCCATGCATTCTGCATATCTCACGGATCTGCACCTGTGTATATATACAATTAGGTAAAACATATACCTTACTCTTCTTAGGAAGATTAGGCATATCCCCACCTTTTAATAAATTTTGGATCTTTGGTAGATCCTCGTCAGTCACAACATACATGTTATATAACTTAACCTTATCTTTAGGGTAAGCTATGATAGGCATAGCCTCCCCAATAAAGGGAAGCTGTGCCAACATAGTAGAAGTAACTGGATTAGAAGTTAAATCAGTTTTCATTATTTTACCGCCATTTTAACGATCTCGGGATTCAACATGAGCTTAGTAAACTTGGCTTTGTTACCATTAACAATGCTTTTTACAATAGCATATTTAAGGTCATTAGTGAAAATATCCGCATCAGTAACATAAGCTGTAATACGGTCAATAATCTTCTGGTCAACTGCATTAGATTCAGAATAGTGTACAGTGTAGTTAATCAAACGGTGAGCTAGTACGCTGGCAATGTCCGCACGATAAGTATCTTCACCCACTTTACCCATTGTTGCATTAAGCTGACCTTTGATATACTCCCAGCTAGTGTGAGTTAGCATATCTTTAGGAGATGTCATCTTATCTAACTTGTTGTGAATAAACATAGTAAACAAGCTAGCAAACTCAGCACCTACGCTACCTTCACCAATCATTTGGATTAGTGGTAAGCTTTCCTCAAAGCTTTCTAAGCTAGAAATACTATTGAAGAATGTAGTAATACTACGAGCATTAGTTCTCTGATTTACCGTCTCAGGATGCATCAACAAGAAGTTAATACAACGAGAGTCAATCTCATTTTTCTCTGCCCAGCGTGCCCAGCAGTCTACATCAAACTTTAAGTTAGTTGTGATAAAGCGAGTCTTTTGAGCTACGTCAATACTAGTAACGTTATAGTCACCAGTATCAGGATTAGTAGTCAAGATAATATGCCAGTCTTTTGGTAACTTCCAAGAAATATAAGTTTGACGGTCAATCAACTCCATACATGCCTGTAAAAAACGAGAGTCCTAACTTGTTATCAATCAAGCATTTAACTTGATTTTCTATACCTTTATATATACGTATAGTCCAGACTATATCTTCACACATACTTGTGTGTTGGGTGCTCGTGTTCCTATTATATTCCAGTAAACTGGTTTCAAGGATTAGTCGTTGAACCTTCAAAGAACTTTTAAATTCTAAGCTCGGCTGCTGATTGTCTTCATAAGTAAAGATGTCCCAGCAATTCTCCCAATTACGTGCCCACTCTCGTTTTAAATTTCCATATGTAACCATAAGCTTGTGTTGTAATATTTCTACAACATGCTGAAACATTAGTACAATGTGAATCAAAATTTCCTTTTAACTGTAAATCCCTAACTGCATCAGCAATTGATGGGTATTCACATATAAAACTACCAAATGAATCACATTTTTCTATCGTTTTAGCTTTAGCTTTATGACTATTGTTACTATATGAAACCTTATCTGTTTTTTCATATGACCAAAAATAACCATAGGCTGATCTAAAAGAAGTATTTCCTCTAGCTGCAGAAGCAATCATGCTACTGTTTTTGCCTAATTCTCTTTCAGCAGATGCTGCGGAAAGATGCTCTTTAATAAAACGTCCGTCTAGAGTATATTGATAAACCTTTTTACATTTATAAGATCCTTGTTGTAACACGGGGTCTTGTTCAATGTTAAGCTCAGGTTTTAAAGTATCAATATAAAACTTCTCACGAGTAAGTAAATCTTTTTGCTCACAGTATTCTAAGACTTTAAAAAAACAACTCTTCTCACCATACTTTTTAAAATGATTAATTAGTATGATGTTAGCATGTTTTCCTGTTTTAAGTCTTCTCCTATGACAAAATAATCTCTTACTCATGCATACAGAACTTCCTATATAAGTTTTGTTATTTATTAGTAACATATAGATACCTGACTTTGAATAGTTTTTAGTCAGATTCTTAGCAGCGTATAGATTATTCATACGCCAAATATACAATATTCTTGATGACTATACTAAAAAATATTTATAATTTTTAAGCACGAGTATAGTCATCTAAAATCAAAATTCCACCTTCTTCTTTACCTTGAATCCACTCTGGAGTAGCATGAGACATGCGCTTTTCTCCAGTTGGCACATACTTATTTTGAATATACATAGGCATAACGTTTTCAGGAATCCATTTAGATACTTTACTTCCGTCATCAGTAGTCTTAGATACTTCATACTCCTTAATAGGAAAACCAGTCAACATTCATGTTATCGCATAAGCTCTTTATCTTATGCTTCACTACCTTTATATATATACGTAGTGTTCAGACTATATCATCATTACCCTTTAAATCTTGGTAGATATAAGGTAATGTTTCGCGCTCGTGGATATTTCTTCTTCAGCACCATCTGGTAAGAATACTTTATCTAGTCGTTGCTCCTTCAATGTATTTCTACAATGCTTGGATCAGGATTGTCCTTAGTAGGATGTTCCCTGAGTTCACGAAATTTAATGGGGACCTAACTGGTTTTTACTTTTATTTTTATAGATATTTCATTATTACCTTTTATGATTTGCTCTGAGAAGAAAGACCATACATCTTTTACACTAGTAAAAGCAATCTGCTCACCTTCTTTAGAATCATATAAAAATTTATAATGCTTGCCTAAGTAATTAGGATTAATAGGAAAAGTTTTAATAGGTGTATTACTAGACTTATATCTAAGTCTATAGCCTTTATATGCAAGACCTTTAGTATAACCGCCTGCAAATTTTTGAACTTGCTTATTAGTTATACCTAGTTCTTCGGCACACTTTTCTTTATCAGGGTAAGTTGTAACATAGTTACCTAAGTAGTCATAGCAGTCTATTTCACAATAGTCAAACTTAGTTTTATACTTACCCTTGCTTATTCCATCCTTAATGGATTTACTTAACTTTTGCCGGCTATACACACTTAGTGTATGTAATACAGGGTCCAGTTGTAAATTCATATCAGGTTTTATAAAATCTATAAAATACTTTTCTCTGCTTATCCTGGTTTCAGGGTTGCAGAATTCTAAAATCTCATAGGTAAATGCATGTATACCATATTTATTAAATGCTTTTAACATAAAATCATTAGAATGCTTATTATTAATAAGTTTCTGTCTATGTTCTAGTAATCGGTCATATAAAGACTTACTGCTTCCTACATATGCGTGATCTTTGCATTTAATAAGATAGATACCTGATTTACCTCTTAACGTTTTAGCGCTCAAATTGAGAAGATTATTTTTCATTGCATCTTTGTTTATACAAATATACAACAAAAAACTTAATATTAATCCCCAATCTCCTCAATCTGAGCTAAGTTAACCTTAACAACGTGAAGACCTAGTTCTTGACCGATCTCCAAAATAGTACTGGTCTTACCAATACCCGCTTCACCTTCTACAGCAATTGCCACGGGAATCTTCCCGTTATTTTGTAGATATCTATTGTTAGTCACAATGTGATTTACAAATCCTTTTAACTCATCAGTTGTTAAGTCTACTTGAGTACTTTCTTTCTTAGCCATTTTCTTAGTTTTTATTAATTCAATTTGATCTTTGGTCCTGGTAATGACTCATTCAACTGTGAACGAGAAGACATTACCCACAACATTTTACCTCTTGGTTTTACATTACAGTAGCATTCGCCATCTGTTAAATAAATCATGCAGCTATAATGACGTAAATGTTCATTATAATACTCTAATACTGGGTCAAACTCGGTACCACCGCGCCCAAATATTTCTACAGTGTCCCCTGGTTTATAGGGTTTTATACTATTAATCCTTGTGTCACACTGTAATACAGTAATATCACAACCGGTTTTATACATATGATCTATCTCGTGAAAGAACTCTCTTAGTTCATCATCACACACAGATCCACTAGTATCAATAGATACTAAGATATGTTTTCTAGGCTTAATCTTTAAACCAGCCATATCTTCAAAACGCTTATTGTATTTTCTTCTAAGCTTTTTGGTATACACTTTTTGAGAGCCTCCAGCAAATCTTCTAAGATATCCGCGCCAGTCAAACTTAGGCGGTTCTGGATTTTGAAGTTTATCAAGCAACCCTTGCATTTCTCCAGGAACGGTACCACGAGCTTTAACTTGCTGCGCTACTTCTTTAAGAGTATGCTCTAATTGCTTTTCAATAAGCTTCTTTTCTGCTTCTGATAAATCTTCAAAATCTTTCCAAGTGCTGTGATCAGGAACTGCATCACCATCTTCATCGTGACTTTGTCCATTAGCCATAGCATCAAGCATCTTTTGAAGTTTACTCTTACCTCCGCCATTTTGTTGCTCCTTATCTTTTGCTTTAGATAGGATGTCATAATATTCTCTACAACCAGCTTTTGGTGGTAAGTTGTATTTTTTAAATTTCTCACTATCTATAGTACAACCATCTGGTGGAAGATACTGAGGATCAATATATTGGTTGATCTCTAACATGATGTTAACTACAAGTTTCCCTGTAGATCAGACTATACCTTCATCCTTATTAGGATGGCTTATTGTAGTCGTTGAACCTCTTTCTTTAAAATAGTTTTCAAACTTATCTTTTTTTCTGGTTAAATATACAGTAGCATCTTTATAAATAAATTCATAAAAAGCTTTTGCTTTATTTGTACCAGATGTAGATAAATACCAAACATTACTCTTTTTTCTCTTATCCTTTTTAGCTTCATTAAAACCTAAGTATTTATTATACTCAGATAGAAACTCCTTTGTCCCGCATATACCAATACCAATACTCTTGTAAATTGTATTTGTTTTATTGCGATTCTTAGGATAAGTTATAAAGACAGAACCATCTCCATCAAAATAACCTCTCATAAAATGATTAACTAGGTCAGCTGGAAGATTCGGAAACTTCAGGACTAATGACTTCCTAGGAATGCAACCATGTTTAACAAGAGAGTTAAACATTATCGTGCTAGTAAGATGTACAGTGTGTACATCTTTATAAGTCTTAGTTACAAAGTTTCCTTTTAAGGATTCTATAAATTTATCTATAACCTCTTTGTCTTTAACCGCTAATGATATTAGCTTTTGACCTGTTAATTTTTCTTGTACGCAACCATCTGCATACAAAAATCCTAACCAATAAGCCTTAGCTTCTGTGTCAATAACATCAAAGAAATTTTGATCATAGTTTCTTCTATAAGAACCACCGGCTCTTTTTGTAATGTTTTGCTCAGCAATCTTTTTATTAATAAAGGATTCTGAACAGTTAAAGGTGGCTGCAATTTTACTGCAACTCATACCTTGATTATACATAAGTATAACTTTATCAATTGGTACTACTAGTTTCTTCATACACTAATATACTAATTAATTTCCATTATACCAAAACTATTTAAGAAATTTGGCTGCGGATTATCCAATCTTAATCTTTTTTACCATACCTGAGTAATTACTTCAGCCACAGTTGTATTACTACAAATGCTTGGTAGATTAAGCTCTAAGGAACTTCCCGTCAATTTAAAGCTTTCATACTGTACATTACTATACAGCGGGACTTAGTTACAAATCCATAGCTATGTTAGCTAACTCTTTGTCTGCAAAGTTATCATGCATAGTAAGATGAAAGAAAGCAATGTGTAAGAGCTCATGTTTCAAGAGACCTATATGGTGCACATGCGATAGCGCTTCCCAAAACTTTTCATTAATACTAAGCTGATAATTAATATTGTTCTTACTCACACCTGCGGTAGGAACCCTGTTTTCCCAAACTTTGTTAAGACTAATAAGAAAGAGCCCATAAAAGGGCTCCTTCAACATTAGTTCTTTACTAGCTTTGGCTAAGCTATCGTGTTTATTCATACACGTTTAGTAATAAATAAATTATAATTCTTCATGAACTCAAACCCACTTTCTACAAGCTGATGTTCAATCTCTTTAGCAAAACGACCAACTACTACACCTTCTCCTTCTGGACAAGCTTCTTTGTTGGCAATTGCTATCTCAATAATATTTGCCCAGTCAATGTTTTTAAAACTTGACTCTTTAATAACCACATATGGCTTCATGGCCTCTACAACTTCATCAGAAAAGATATCGTCTCTTAATGAGCGGTCCATTTCTTTATATAATAACAAAGCATATACAATTGCTTTACTCATATCAGCACCTTCTAAGATGCTACGTACAATAACATGATTCTCCTTATCTGAGGATTTAACCATTAATAACAAGTTGTTATACCCTTGCTCTGTAAATAATACTGTGTTTTCCATTATCCTTCTATTTTATTACCTAATACTTTTGTTACATACTCTTTATACTCATCCTTGTTTAACACATGAAGAGTTTCATACGGCTTATTATTATCAAATTGCTTTTTAATAGCCATTAACACATTTACTACATCTAAATATACATTAGTTGTAAATGATGGTTCTTTTTCAAATAAAGCTGGGTCTACAAGGACCTCAGTTATTTTGTTATCACCATCTCTTTTACAAGTAAATTCTATAACCATATCAGTATCTTCAGCATTTGCTTCATTTACTAAGGTTATTTTAAATTTCTCATAGTCTAGCTTAATGTCTTTTTCCATTAGTCTTCTATTTTTAAAGTCTTTAACATCCACAAAGGTGGTTTGTCTAAATTAATAATCCATTCTTTAGCACTCGGGATGTACCCGTTGCAATCTTCTTTTACATGTTGCTCACCTATATAACGCACCATTACCTTTTTACCGGAAGAGTTAGTTATATAAGTACCAAATATAGATTCACACTCAAAGATACCTTCACTATGATGTCTGAATAACCTATGACGGCTATCTCCTAACCATTGTTTAGTGGCATCAAACCAGTTATGAATATCTATGTAATCTTCTATTTTACCGCCATACTTCTTAACAGAACTGCGGGCATGATCATATGGATGAGCCATTAGTATTCTATTTGATCAACATCAACACTAGTACTAGCATCAACAACTTCTCTAACATAACCATTAATAGATATTTCGCTGGTTTCTACATTAATGTCTACGCTACCATAACCACCTTCATTATTATACCAGTCCCAATCATAGTGATGTTCTAAGACATGATATGCAAAGTCCCTAAGCTCTTCATCAAACATATCATCCAGTCTTTTTTGGTTTTCACGGTCATGATTACCTGTCACTAGCTCTATATCTTCAACTGAACCGGAGTCTCCTGAACCATCATACCTAATCTCCACTTGAATAACACCCTCATCTCGTAAACGTGAGATAAGTGAACTTAATTTAACACTTGCCATAATTACTTTTGTTTATAAAATCTACCCAGAATATTAGCGTTTAACCAGAAATCTTTCTCTAGTACTTCACACATAAACTGATACTTTACTTCTTGATAAGAGAGCTCGGTCTTAGAGTAACATATTTTTAGGATAGTCCTTTTGATCTGTACTCCAGCTTTGTGAGCTGCCTTAAGTGTTTCATTACTACTATAGTAATTTTGATATACAGTTTTTCTTACACGTTTATAAGCCTTCTTGCGTTTATCAGTAGGCATAGCTTTTTTACTAAGCTTAGTCTTGATATCCGCAAAGAAGTTTTTCTTACCTATATAAGACTTACGCTGACCATCTAGGATAACATCCATTTGGTATATAAAGCCTACTGCCCCTTCCGGGATCATAGCTTCAGTAAATTCTACACCTTGATAAATCCAACTCATTGTTGTAGACCTAAATTATTTTCTGCAAGTTCTGTAATTATTGTATTAATATTACGATGAGTATCTACTGCATCATAACCTTGTATATCGGATAATATTGTAAGTATTACCTTATCAGCCTGATCAGGTAAACAATACTTTGCAACCTTATCTCTTAGTCTTTCATGTCTTGTTATAGGGCGAATCAGAGAACCCGTTTCCATTATTGGTCCTTGTGTTTCCATAATTTTATTTTTTTAATGCTTCTTTTAATAAAGGGTGTAGTGCTTTTCTTGTCTCAGGTATACCATAGTCTCTAACAGAATCAGATAGATCCTTAGACATTGGTAGCACAAAACCCGGTATATCATACTCCTCTTTGTATTTATCCACAGCTTTAAGACCAGCAGTATCATTGTCAAAGAGAGTACATATAGCTTTATACTTTAGTTTATACATTGCAATTGCACCCGGGGGTATCAATGCATTCTCACTATCGGGAGCTACAACTTCTAGATTATAACCAAATTTAGTAAGACACATAGCATCTTTAAGAGAACTGCAGATTACAAGATTAGGTTGATCAAACTTTAACTGATCTGTACCCTGGATGTAATTCTTTACTTTAAGAAACTTATGGTCAGCAACTTTAGGTTGATATATCTTATATACTGTACCATCAAGTCGTGTGTATGCATATAAATTCTTACCTGTAATAACTAAAATGTTATTCTCATCTTTAGTCATAGTATATGATTCTACAGGAATAACATTATACCTAGTCAGTACATCAGAGCAAATAGAATACTGAGTCCAGAAATCAGCATCATCCTTTGTCCAGCTTCTTTTTACATAGCTAGTAACTTGATATTTAGATTGCTTTTTAAAGTTTCTAATATCATCATCAATCTTACCAGTCATCATGTATTCATTATAATCCTTTAGCATTTTAGCTGCTGCTGCTGATACATTTAAGTCAAAGTAATCTTTAACAAACTGTAATGCATTACCACCTTTACCAGAACTAAAGTCCTTAAAATAATAAGCATCGTTTACCATGTATATGCAAAAGCTTGCAGTTTTTTCTGTAGGATTAAATACAGATTTGATTTTTACATCTTGTCCTGTAAGTCTTTCAGAAAGATTACAGTAGTACTCAAATATCCAATAAGAGGGTACACTCATCGGATCAGAAGCTAAAGCTTTTGTACTTATCATATAAAAGGAATTAAAAAGGGGAGTGAATATACTCCCCTTTAATTTCAAATCCAAGAACTATTATAGTTCAAAATCATTACTGACTGAAGCTGAGGTAGTTACATCACCACTTACTTCAGTTCCAAATGAGCTAACATTTTCAGAACGCTTCTTTTTAATATGAAGATCAGCATTAAATTTAATAAGCTTACTCTTATCTTCAGGAGTATCTATAGATTCATACGCATAATAACCTTTACCCGGTCTTACAACAAACAAGTCATAGTTAGTATAACCATCTTTATTTTGATACTCTTTACCACCGAGACACCATTTTACATACACATCTTTAAAAGGAGCATCGCTTGCAAATTGCTCAACAAGACTTTCAATAGTATCATGTTGGTTATCTTGTGCATCAAACCAAACTAAGTTATTGGTTACTTTACAAAGATTTTGTACAGCACGTAAAATATCATAATCACGGCTAACTTTAATACCTGTTTTAGTAGTACCGTCTTGATATGCATACTCACTAAGGCGTACACGGCCCACTTGACCTTTGTGACGTCCCAAAGACTCATTATCTTTGTTAATCCAAAAACCCTCAAAGCCTTCGCCCATATCTTCACCTTCAAGACTTATAATAATATTATAAGCACCAGCGTCAAAACGACTAGCTTCTAATTTAATGCCTGTTATTTTTGCAGTAGTGTTTCCAGGTTGCAATGTTTTAGGAACTCCGCTTCCAGCTGAGTCTCCTCCGATGTTTTTTGTACTTATCATTTTACTTAAGATTAATCAATATAAATTTTGTCCCAGTGAGAGGTAATTTCACCATCTTCACTTACTTCAGATATTACTATCTCTTCATTACTCAAATGCTTGGGTCTTGCACCGCATGCAACTTCATCAGAAGTTTTAAAGCTAAGAATATTTTTCTTACCCTTGCGATACAAGTAACCAATAGAGTCTGAGTTAGATGCTGTAATTCTTTTTAGCTTACCGGTAAGGTCAAGATCTAAAGAGTTAAATTCAGCACCGTTTTTCTCAAGAACAGTATCTTTGACGTGCCCTACAAGAATAGTTCTAGGTGCCCAAGTTTGTATATAGGTCACAACTTTTGTAAATGCTTCTCTAAGATACTGATAACCAGCACCATTAGGCAAGCTTATAATTGTACCATACTTAGGTTTACCATCGGTTAACCAATTTTTACCCATAGGTGTTTTCATATACAGCTCTTCAGCATAAGGAATACACATTTCTTCTAATGCGGTAATAGTGTCCACAGCAATGTATTTATACGGATTGCCGGCTTCCTTAATTGCTTTACCAATATGTTTAATCTCTTCAATAGAACTAGCTTCAATTTTCATAGCATCAAGATACTTAGAACCTTTTTCTAAATCTAATATTAAACAGTTATCAAGCTGTGATAATAAAGTTGTCTTACCTGTTTTGGGTTTTGAAAAAATTATCAGGTTACGCGGACTACTTATTTCCGCGGCTACCTTTTCAGTAGGGAGTTTGATTTCCATGTTATTCTTTTACTAAATCATTTAACCATTTTTTTTGACTTACAGGTTTTTTTAACAAAATAGCTGCAAGATCTCTAATTGTAAGCTGATCTATTGGCGCATCTGTATTTGGATCCATCATGTCCTTAAAAAATTCAACACTAAGCTGCTTAGGTTCTTCTTTTTTTTGTGGAGCATTAACTTTAATAAGTTCTGATACTGGAATCAAATAACGCACTTGACCATTAGGCATGGGATCAGTAGTGTCATACTCTTCTTCCCAATACTGGTTATACTTCCACAGCCATAGTGTTCTTTCTGGATCTTCACTTACAAGTTCTTTACTTGTAAATTCCATATAAACATCTTGCTGTTTACGCAATTCTCCTAAGAAGAAACTTACATAAGCCTCATCTTTACCTTTTGGGACATAGGATAACTTAGGAATAAAAAGCGCATCAGATTGTCCTATTGCATCAAGAATAGGCTGATGATACTCTCTAAGCTTAGCAATCTTTTCCCTTGTTTCTTCGGGTTTGTTTACTGTACTTATACTCATTTTAAAATAGTTTTACGTTCTGCTTTAGGAGGTGTTTCCATTTCTATAATACACATCCTCTCAAATTGCGCCTTGAAAAAACTCATACGGTTATCACCATTACGACATTTTAAAAAGTGCAAGACTAGAACCTTATCATCCTCTATAAGATATCTATCAGGACCATACTGTCTAATCTTTTGTTTACCCGGCCTATTGATACCTATTAAAGTATCAGCATGTTGCAATAGCGCATCTGCACCAAACAAATCTGATTCTAATATATAGTTACCGTATTTACCGTCTTCATTACGCTCAGGGCTATCAATACTTCTATTAAGCTGACTAAGAATAATAAATGCAATTGGATATAATCTTTTTAACTCTGTAAGAGCCTCACCAAGATTATACAAACTATCATATTTGTCTTTCTCAAACGGTGCTTTCTTTAACAGGAGTGAGTGGTCAAGAGTTACAATTGTTTTTGTAAACTGTTGCTTACCATCATCTCCTTCAAAAGAGTGGTGATCCATATACGTATGTATTATTTCCTTTAACTCATTAACAGTTATAGGATTTTCTACTACATCAATAGGATACTTAACTCTTTTTACAGCATGCTGATAACAAATATTTAAATCTTCATCTGTGAGTTTACCATCTGCACTACAGAGATACTTGTAGGACTTGCCAAGTACACTACTATATTCTCTAATTGCAGAGGTTCTTGCTAGCATTTCAAACTGAAACTCTAACACACGGAAGCTCATACCTTGATTAAGTACAAAGGCTTCACGTATAATCTGATCTTTGATCAGCGTCTTGCCGCTACCAGGTCTTCCACCTATAACAGTCATGGAGTGCCATTCCAGACCATCAGTTGTAGCATCATTAAATTTTTCCCAAGGAGTTTTCAGGCTTTTGATAGAGCCTTCTTTTCTACCCTTCATGTAGTTAAGCGAATCTAGGAAACCTTCTCGCTGACTATTCCAGGGAAGAGAGCTTTCTTCTTTTTTCTTGGTCATGAAATTAAGGGAAATTAGTCGGCTATTCTGCCAATAGCCATAGCAACAAATATATACAATCTAAATGCAAAAAGCAATAAAAACTCAATAAAAATGTAGTTTAAAAATGCAACGGGAACTATATAATTATTAACAATTACCCAGCACACTACACTAAGTATCACAGATACTAAAATCTGTAATACTATTTTTTCAAATTTTCTTTGACTCATACTACTTTATCTGAGAAGTGTGAACTATCAGGCTCATCTTCCCCATTAATAATAATCTCACAGTAATTAGCAAGTTCAGAATCCCATGACTTATCAGTATTCTGTTTACGTATAAAGTACTGCGAGTTTTTCATGTACATAAAGTTAGCTTTTTCATAGGTTTCAACATAATACCAAGTAGCACGTAAAATTACATCCCACTCATATGTGTAATGTTTAAAAAACCATGTAAAAGCTTCAATTATGTTTTTCTTGTTAACTCTTGCAGGCTTACCACTGGGTAATTTGCCTTTAGGAAATATAGATAGAAATTTATCATAATTATCTACATCAGTTGCAATCGCCATAGGTGTAGTTTTTGCAAAAGTTTCTATAGATGCAAGAAGATCAACACCTTTCATTGTTACAAGATAAGATTCATCAATGTAACCTGCTGATACTAAAGCTCTTAGATCAAGATTTACTTTTTGCATATAAGACTTTTCCTTATAATATATGCACCACAATGCATAAAAGGCATTTGGTGATATGCCAGACTTAGATAATTTGTTAAATATTTCTTTCATAACTTGCTTTCTTCATTTAAAAGTAAGGAATAAATCTCACTTCTAATCGTTGTATAAGCCTTATCTTTTACATAAAGTTTATCTTCAACACCATTTATTACAAGAGATATATTAGAATGTCCTGCTGGTTTAGATGGTAACGCCTTATGCATCTCATTAATACAATCTCGCATATGAGTAACAGTAGAACCCATATCTCGACCTATGTACAATGTAATATGTCTGAGCATAGGTAACCTACCTTTTCTAGAATTAATGTTAGTGAAAGGTTTCTCGTCATCATAATATTCATCAACAAGTTTCATAAGTTTTGTAAATGAAACAGTTTTTACAGGAATGCTTTCATCTCTGCTAAGTTTATGATTAACATTAGCAAGAAATTGATTCATGGCCCTATTGATGTCCACATTCAAGATCTGAAGTAACTTCTCCATCTCTTGTCTTTTCTGTTGCCTTGTTAATTTCATTTTCAGGTTTTTTATAAGATTTATATGTTACAGTGTAATACTTTTCACCGTTTAACATCTTAGCAAAGTCTTCTACTATACCTTTTGCATCATCTAGGTCAATACCAAATTCTGATAATGCATCATAAAGACATTTGTTAGTTGTAACAACTTCTTTACGTGCGTATACTTCAAAGTGCATTTCACCAAATCTTTGATCTAGTTTAGCACTAATTCTAACTCTACCATATAATGGGACTTTTTCCAGAAGCATTTAAGTATTTATTAATTTTATTCCACATGTCTTCACAATCCCACTCAGTTTGATTACTGTAAGCAGCACTAGCAGGATGACTAACCATAATTTTATAGTTGTTATCAGGTATAAGGTCAGCATAATCTTGAGCTTTTTTACCAAGAAATACATAAACTAACCCTGGTTTTTCCCAAATCAAACTATCTAAAACCTGCACTATAAAAGGACGCCATAATAATTGATGACTACCAGGCTTTCCAATTGTAGTAGTAAGTGCTGTATTAAGTAGGAGAACTCCTTGGTCAGCCCAAGGTCTTAAATCTGTATAACCTACGTAATTAGGATCTACAGTAGCTTTAATAGAGTTATGCATGTATTTTAAAGATGTCTCTATATTACCAATGTTACTGCAACTAAAAGCAATTCCATCTGCTACACCTGGCTGAGGATAAGGATCCTGACCTATAATTACAACTCGAGTATTATCATATGGACACGCAGTAAATGCGTTAAACATATCTTTTACTTTTGGTGTAAATCTTTTATTATCTAAAGCTTCTTTAAGCAAAGTCTCTAGTATAGTTTCCATTTCAGAACTTTTTATAAAAGTCCTAAGCTTGTTACCCCAACCACAGTCAGATAACTTAGCAATTAATTTTTCTCTTACATCTTGTAAGTTTACACTATCTAACATATATTAGCAAATAAATTTAGAGTTATGAATCCAAACAAAACTGTTGATATTGAAATTATAGAAGAAAACTCAATTATTACCATAGATGTCCCTGCCGGTCTATATGCCCACATTAATAAGTTTATTGTGGATAGTCTACCAAAAGATCCTGAAACTTTAAAGGATCTTGTTACAAGAATTAATGATAAAGAAGTTGATGATTCTGATCATGAATATTTCAAATTTAAAGTCTTGTTTGGACTCTCATACATAATTGAAGAAGCTGCTCGCAAGCAAGGTAAGATTAAAAAAACTACCTACGATATTGAGTCAGGAGAATCAGTTAATACAGAGAAAAACCCACAAGCTCCCCAATCTCAATCGACGCCTGAATAGCCAAGCTTAATTCTTCTTTGCTACATTCAGCAAAAGATTTACATTCTGAAGCACTGCACAAGCCAGCTCTTAGCTTTACCTGCATTTTCATATCTTCAAATGAATCACCGGTATAGTTAGCTAGTTCTCTAATATGCTTATGCACTTTGCTCATCTGTGCATAACTAGCATCAGAGGTTTGTGTTTCATAAGTAATGATAACTGTATCACCTTCTTGCAATCCTTTAATAAATAGACCTAGCTTAGCAGATCCTAACGGATCTATCTCTAGATTCTTATTTACTACTTTTGCGCGTATACTTACGGGTAGTTGGTTTGACATTGCTCTTAGGTTTATTAGTACTTCCTTTAGGTCTTCCAGGTGACTTCTTAGCGAGCTTGTTCTTAGCATTAGCTAACATGAGACTTCTATATGAACTGCTTATATCCATATATTTATCTATTAGATTCATGTAAGAGTTGTCACCAGAAGTAACCTCATCTTTAAGATTTTGAATTTGCTTACTTCTTATAAGCAATCCAATGCAGATACCGCCTACTAGACCAGCACCTGCTAATACCATAACATCAGTTAGTGTTACCATTTCTTTTTTCTTTTAAATATTTTTCAATTAGTTCTATGCAATCCTGCATCTCCGCATAATCCATATCGGTTAGGAGTTCTGCAAATTTAGTTAACCTGTTGCATACATCAGGCATATCTATTTGATCAGGCATATCCCAGAATGCTTTCAGTAATTTACCGTGTTCCTTAACAACGGTATCATTAAAGTTATTTAAAACATTCTTAGTCTTGTGCCTATTAAACCACGCAATGTGCATTGTTTCATCTGCAGCAAACACTGCCATCTGCAACCACACAACTAGAGTAGCAATCTTTACTCTATCTTGGTAATCTTGTTCTGTTAATGACATAAATGTAACGTTGCAACACTACCTTCTACGGTAATATACTCAATTTTTAAACCTTTCCATTTTTCTGAGAATGCCCCCATATCTGTACCGGTAATTTCTTCACCGTGCCATTCAGCTTGTGCTGTAATATAAGGACCACCACTAGGGTCAATCATAGAGAATTTATCTTTAGGCATACCTCTTTCACCAGGCCAGCCACCTAAACGGTAATGCTCACCTATGCCTGTCATCTCTACAGTATCGCCTTTTTTCTCAAAGGTTATTAAGTCATCATATCTATTTCTATATTCTACTTTCATATTACCAAGTAATACAAACAGCAGCCTCGTTAACCAAGAAGTATAGTGCACCGTCAATGTCAATGATCTCAGCATTAGCAAGAGCGTTTCCTACATATACTAAATCACCTTCTTTAACATTAGTACAATCTGCACCTACTGCATATACATTAAGCTTAGTCCAGCTTTTCATCCATTCTTTCTCCATGCTGGCTTCAGATTCTGGAGTTAAGATTACCTGAGACTCAGGTTTAACAGGCTTCTCAATGAGAATTCTTTTTCCGTGTAATTTCATAATTGGTTTTTTAGTTTTACAAATATAAGTTATAACTCTATACAATACGGCACAGGTCCGTGAATTGTTAAAGAATCATCTACAGGTGAGTGTAACTGAATAAAGGTAAGTAATAACTGAAGTTCTCTTTGCTTAGCATAATCCATTTTACTGGGTTTAGCTTTATCAAACTTAATGGTAATACCGTCACCGTCATCAACAATAGTTATTACAGCAACACCCTTAGCTTGCTCGGTCCAGGTACCTGAATGAGTTCTCTTAAGTGTATAAGTGTTATCATCTACAACAATAACATATACATAGTCCTTGTTCTGCTCTACTAAATAATAATTTTCAGCCATACTAGTCTTTTAAATAATTATACTTCTCTGACAAACTTATAATAAGATCTTCATCTTCTACAGAAAGTCTATAACTCTGTTTAATAAGATGAAATAATCTATTTTGGGTATCCGTAAAATCCTCACAGATTAACTCAGGGGATACCCCTAAAAGTTCTCTCATCTTAACTAGAGCTTCAGGGTCATCCTGCACAGCTTCCATAACCTCTTCTACACTAAAATCTACTTCAACATCTACTTGTACGTCTTGGTACACAGTAAACCGGGTCTTTTCTCCCTTATTGTAAGCTTTCATACTAGTAATTTTCTAATCCGTAATACCAGGCAATGTTAGCAAACTCTATTAGTAGATAAGATTGCCCGTCTACCGTCATTAAATACATAGTGCAGCGGTCACCATCTTGGTCTATAGCAGTCCAAGTTAAATCTCCATTATCTCCTTTTTTAGTAAGACTGGTTTTATAATAAACCTGGTCTTCCTTAGAGTAAATATGTACAACATCATCTTTGGTAACGTGTACCGGTATGTTAATATCATACTCCGTTTCACCAAAGACCACTTCTGAATAAGAATTAGCTCTAGTACCAACGGTGATACTAGTAGCTTTCATTGTTACTTGTGAGTACGTAATACTACATACAAGTAACAACATTAAGGTTAATACTTTTTTCATGTTATTAATTTTTAATCAGCCCAAATCCAGATACCCATTAGATTAACTTTTCAAGTGTGTATTCAATACCTGCTAAGTAGGCTTCAGTTGGTGTTTTAGATTCCTCACCATAATGTTGCCTTGCTTGGTCAGTCATATCCTCATCGTGATATTCTCTTTCTTTGCAAGTAGTAATAGTAGGGTAGAAATAAAATTCAGTAGTATTATCAACTATGTCAACACTAATCCAAATCCCATGCTTCTTATACAGCCACATTACTACTTCACCGATGGTTGGAAAAACAACAGTCCCTTCCATCGTTGCTTGATTAATGTATTTCATAGCATTTTGCTCAAACCCCTTCTCTTTTAGCAATTTTGCTATCTCAAAGTTTACTCTTGTGGTCATAGCTTAAATTTATTAAAGGTTTGTTCAAAGGTGTTGGTGATTGATTCTTTTGAGCTTGTATATCTGTAATAAGAGCACTCTTCATACCCCTTATCCGCAGTAAAACTATGGGATTGAAACGTACTAATAGGTGTTTCTCTAAGCTCATTATCACCTAGCTCTTCTTCAACAACTTTAGCTTTCTCAGCAGCAGTCGCAAGAGCTTCTTTAATTACCTCCTTTGTGTACTCATTAAGCTGCTCAGGTGTGAAGAAGTAGCCTTCTTGTGGGCTAAGCCACTGAGTTACTTCTTGAGTTGTTTTTGTATCTGTTTGTGAGTAGAAAACATTATCACCCATATAATCTCCAACATCCCTTACTTCTCCTCTCAAAAGAAATAATCTATCTCTATAAAACTCAGGAGTTCTCCTATCTTCTACCTTTACAGGTACATAAACTGTTTGCTTAGTTGGTGTCATAGTTACTTGATATTGGTTAGTGGGTACTTCATGGTATAAACATTTTCTTTATTTCAGCATAAGGTGTGTTTATAATAAAAGCTTCTCCGCTTTTTAAGTATACACAGCATTTATTAGGGTCAATGGCCATACCTTCATCTACACCATTTTCCCTAAACGCAGTTACATCAGACTTAAAAATAACGATTTCATGCTCAACATACTCTTCTTTGTTAAAGAGTTCTTTATTTCTAACACTCATTAAGTCTATAGTAGATACTATACAATATTTACTCATTTCTTTTTGGGTTTTTTAATAGGACGTTCTTGAAATACAGGTAAGTCCTTGTTATTATCATTACAAAATCTGCAGATATAAACTCTTATACCTGTGTTATACCTAAAATTAATAACTCTCATGTACTCTTTTTCAGGTATATTTCTTTGACAGCACACGCACTGGTGTTTAACCCGGGTAAATACTATCTTATCCGAGATAATGGGTAAGTTATTTATCATACTTTTTAAGTTCCCGTTGTACTATCTCTATACAATCGTCAATACCCTTATACGGGTTTAGATATGGCACCGTCCTGTTATTTCTCAGGTTTTCCATATCCTTAATCAGTTTCTCTAGTAGCTCTTTCATACTCTAATAGTTCTTCATCAGTAGGATCTGAAGTAGTACCTACTGTATTAGTATCAATGTTGTTATCTAAACATACTTCTCTCCAGGGTTTGCCCGGGGTAATTTCTTTGTCCTTGTACTTATAATAAATAAGTACAAACTGTACAACACACGCGAGAAACAATAAAGCTATTACAGCATTTACAATCTTATCTCCATTAACCTTCATGACATTCTTGTTGTTTAGGGTAAATAACTTTTAGTCCATAAGCTAGTTTTAACCAGCTAAATTCTTTGCGACACTTAGCTGTACTCCAAGCTTTATGTTTCTTTAAGTACTTAATTGCCCAGTCTGTCCAGGTAGCATCTTGTTCAGGAGTCATAGTATATTGGTTATACCAATCATCCTTATTATCTGTTAAATCATCAACGGTAACATCTAACTCAGCTATTACAAACATAGTGTTTATAATATCTTTAGTTATTTCTACATCAGTTTTTCTAGTCTTGTTTTTTACATTGGTATCCATATGAGCTTATCTTCTATTAATACTTTTCTTACTTCATACACATCTCGATCACTAATCCATGTTAATGGATTAGCATGCCTGTATTTATTTTTATTAGTACCATTAAAGAATGTTATTTCTATCTCAACGATATCATAGCTAGTATACTGCATTATCTCAAATACAGTATTTTTTAGAACACGATCCTTTAAGAATGTACCCACAGGATACTTTTTTACCTCCGTATCCATATTGTTTTGTTTTCTAAGGTTAGCTTATGTACTTTAAACAATCCCTCGGATGTTTTATTTCTATAGATAACCTGTCCTTTTTTATACTGTAGATCCTCAGATTTGGGATCAGATTCAATGCACTCTAAGCATAGTGTAGGAGGCCTTTTAACAAAATCAAATACATGCGAGATACGGAAAACGTTACCCACAAATACATCATCTTTTACAAAATCACCTCCTAGGTAAACACAAGATATTATGTGGGTATCCATACTGTCTCTTCTTCTAAGGTTAATCTGCATACTTTATATAAACTTGGATCATTAAGTCTTCTTCGGGCCCTATCTCCCTTTCCGTAATTAAAGTCACTAGTATCACCAGTATCTTCAACAGTTACTAAGTTTAATCTAAAGTTATCTTCAGCTTGCTCAAGTATATCTATAATACAGAAGACGTTATCAGGAAAGTAAAAATCTTTTACAAAATCTCCAGGTGACCATAATGACTTTAGATCTTTCATCTTGGTATCCATATTTCTTTATTATCTAGTTTTACTCTAAAAACTACCCTATATATGAAGTCACGTCTTACAACTGGTGTATAGCTATCATAGAATCTAGCATATCTAAAATCCTCTGTTGTATACTCATTGTGCTTGTAAGGCTTCATGCTAAAAGATATAGGAGGATCTATCTTAGTTACTGTAAATACAGCGTCTGGATAAGAATCATCAACTATAAAAGTTCCTACATCAATATTTTCTATCTTGTTATCCATATTTTTTTAGAATCTAAATCTATAACATGCATTATTTCCATATCTGGATCTCTATTAGATCTATTATACAAACCCCCTAACTCATTATCTTCATAAAAACCATTATGATCTACAACTAAAAGTCTAACATTAAAATAACCATCGTAAACTGATGTTATTTTATAGATTGCTCCAGGAAAAACTCTATCTGTTATAAAGTCACCGGGCTTATATATGTTACTCATCTTTCTAAAAATAAAGGTTTATCATCTAAAACTAGTTGGTACAGCAGTTGTACGTAAGGATCATCCTTAAATACTAAATAGTGAGACATATCGGCACCTAATCCAACAAGGGTAAGAGTTTCTTCATGAACTGATGTAACCTTCATGATTAAGCAACAAGCTAAACATTTAGGATTTACCTCAGCTTCATAATCTACAAGATGGTCACCTACTTTAAAATCACTCATAAGCGTATAAAGATTTGTTTATCATCAAGTGTAAGACACATTACTTCTTCACTACGTTCTACAGCAGATCTACTCATACTTCTTTGTACACCAGTGCTGTCAATAGAAACAATATTAAAGCTATAGTGTTTAGTATCAAGTATTTGAATTACCTTATAATAAATATAAGTTTGAGATATAGGCATATAACGCCTAAACCATTTACCTAATATGATCATGTTTCTAGGAATATACTTCTACCATCTACTTCAAAACACTTTATCGGCACACAAAGATCCACCTCTGCTTTAGTTAAAATATCAATGTGACCATTGTAAAAACTACAGGTATGAAAAAATGTGTCTACATGACGTACTTGAAAAGGTGAATGTGATGGTATTCTAGGACTAATAAAACTACTAACATTTTTAAACCATTGACCGGTATAGCTTTTAGGAAATTTATTCATGTTTACGTTTTAATAAATATTCTTATGTTGTCTATTAACATAGACTTTAAAGGTAAAGAATCTTCTATCTGGCTCCTAGTTAAGGAACAGGACACTCCGTTATACATCTTACAGTTATAATAAGAAGATGTACCATCCCGAGCCTTAAATTCTCCATGTACAATAAAGATTGAATTGTCTTTCTCAGTTCTTTTAAACCACTTGTATGTATACTCTTTACTAAATTCAAAGCTTCTAGTTCTACTCATCTCTTTATAAATAATGTGATATTCTCTAACTTAATAGGCATCACAGGTGAGCCAGAATCTATATAACCTTTAGTATGTATAAATACTCCTACTCTATCGTGAGCTTTACATTCAAAAACAACTGACCCACCACTAATTGTAAAAGATTTAACTGGAAGAAGAAAGGTTCCCGCAGGACTTTCAAACCACTGATTTAAATAGTCTTTCACGGCTCAATAAATATTGGTACAACTTTCTTTACATCCTCGGTTATATAGAGCACTGCCATAGAGTCACGGAAACCGCCACTACACTGATACACAAGCCAAACATCATAGTTGTTTGTCAACTTATCTGGCCTTAGTTTTACAAGACGGTATACATTACCACCCTCTGTTTTTACATAATCTCCTTCTTTCATGACTTTACAATTATTACTTTCTCATAGTCTACCTTAACAACTCTTACTTGATTGTAGTAAAACTCAAGATCTCTGTGTAAATTTTTCTCAGTATACATGACTTGTCCTGTTTTTGGACTGACCCTAGCAACCTTATAAAAACCTTTATTCTCAGTTTCCAAAACTTTTAGTAAGATATTAAAAACCTGATGTTTAAAATATATATTTGATCTAGTCATGAGCTTAAAATTATTATACGGTGAGGGTCAATTCTAACAATTTTTACCGGCACATGTACATCAGAAAGATGAACCGCAACCCCTACACTTATGATATGACCAGTAATTCTATCTACACGTCTAGCCTCACAAATATTCGTATAAACATCTGTAATTCTTAAAAGCATTTGTTCACGAGGAGATGTTGAAACCATAAAATACTTACCTAGTAACTCACTTTTTATACTCATTTCTCTATAAATAAAGGATTAATAAATACTGTATTGTTTAAGTTTCTAATATCAGCATAAGTAGGTGTTCCTATAAGATGCTTGCGGTGATGTTTAACTATAATACATTTATGTAGATTATCACCTATTTGTTCAACTGCAAGTAGAACCACACCATCTTGTCTTCTTAAAAAGTCTCCAATCTCAATCATGGGTCCTCTATTTCACAGGTTAAGTCTAGTTGACCAAGAACATCTGCTATAGGTTCAAGTTTATCCCGGGAACCATATTTAACAACAGCTTTCCCTTTAGTATGAATTTGCATAGTAAGCTCTACAGCTTTCTCATTGTCTAGTTGACAATATATAATAAGAGCCATAATAACTTTATCAAAGCTGTTATGGTCATCGTTAAACAAGATGAGCTTGCTGTCCTCCATAAAGGACAGGTCAAGCTTAACATCTTCTAGTTCAACGGTTTCAATCTCGCCAATTGATCCATTCATCATCATCTTCTTTTTGGTCTTTATAGCAAGTACCACACATTCCTGCTTGTTCAAGCATAGCTTCTTCAAGCTCTTCTACTGTGCGTTCTTCTTTATCAGAAGCTTCTAAAGCCATACCGTGGATTATATCCCGGTCACAATACTTACATAAGTCACTAACTTGATTCCAAGGTGCACGAAGATCTGTCTCTGCACCAGCTGGTAAATTACTTTGCATTATTATAAGCTTTACTGATTAGACTATTAAGATATCCAATATCATGCGGGATATTATCAAAATCTGAATTATCTCTAAGCGCATTAAGCATTCTTGTATGATCATACTTTTTACCTTGCGATCTGTAAAACGTGCAATACGCTGCATGAAATTTTGCACTAACTGTCTTAACTAATGCAGATGCCTCAATTAGGTATTTAGTAAGTTGCTCTGAGTCTTCAGAAATAACTTTAAAATTACCATTTCGGATACCATTGAGACCTTTACCGGCAGCACTACCGCCACCTAATATTACACTTGATATAGCGGGAGTAAGTCCGTTAGTAAGAAAGTGGGTCTTTAACTTAAAGTAATTCTCATTACCTAGTCCGCAGTATGCGTTAATATAATCTATTAATGTCCATTTTTGTTGAACATTATTTAGAATAGCCATCATCTCAACAATCTTATTAATAGATTCTGTTTCAACAACAATAGCATTTACCTTCTTAATATTTAATCTCTTATTTAGCACGGTTAAACGTTAGTTCTTTAATTTTCTCTACTTGAACTTCTACAGTTTTGTGGTTTTTAAATTCCATTTTCAATCCATTTAATTTTTGACTCATCATATTGCTCTAATGCTTTCTTTACCCAAGTAAAATCTACTGTATTTCTATAGCAGAGAATATGGATAATAGAAGTTTGATCAGGGCTTAATCTTAATAAACGACCAAGTCTTTGTGCAGACTTTCTCTCATTACCATATGCATGCATGATAATACCCTGTTTTAAATCAGGAATATTAACACCTTCATTTAACTGTAACACACAACTAAGTTTATCTATCTCTCCAGATTTAAACTTATCAAGGTTAACTTCAGAAGATTTATTACCACTATGATAACTAAACTTACATAGTTTATCCGCTTGATCTTGTGTATTAGCAAATAAGATACACTTATCAGGAATACTCTCAAAGAGTTTCTTTGCATAGTCTTCTTTAGACTTATATCCCATTAGTGCTTTCATTCTCATAACTCTTAGTATCTGTTGAGACTTTGGTGAATCCTCGGTCATCAATCTTTGAGTCCAATAGTTATAATTAGAAAGTTCTGAAGTATAAAAGGTACCTTTCTTTGTTTTATTTGCATGGTCTTTCTTAGTACCAAGATCTAAAACATGTACAATAATCCTATAATCATTTAAGATACCATCTTCTACTGCTGTATCAGTTATATACTTAAAGCCTATCGGACAATACTTGTTTACCATTACACCTTTTTCTGAATTAGCAAATCTTGGAGGTGTACCTGTCATACCGATTATACTTCCTTTATAGTTACTTAACCACTGATCATGAGAAAAAAGTAAGCTGTGACACTCATCAAGATAAACTATGTCGTAGTCTATATCCTGTTTGTTTAGTGATAGATACGTAGTAAAGGTTATATGATCTAAAAGGTACTTTAGATTAAACTTAGCAGCTTCGTCTTTCCAAGATTTTAAAATAGATTTTTTTGGTGCTACTACAAGTACTCGTAGTGTATCAGAATAATTACGGGCCATATGCTGTAAACCTATGAGAGTCTTACCGACTCCCATAGATACAGCAATACCGCATCTTGCACAATCATCTAATACATTAAGAGCTTCTTTTTGAATCTCTTCTTTTGTCATGCTTTCTTAATGTAAAAGTTCTGAGGATAATCGGGACCCACATACAGCAACATAAGCTCACACATATATTGTAAACCTATTGTTTTATTAGTGTACATAGCACCGGGTAATCCCTTTTTGATACTCTCTAGGGTAAACATCTCACTATCCAGAAGAGGTGTAGCAGATATCTCAAACTTGATTATATCACCATCATTAACAGGCTCTTCCCAAAATTTGAGTATAGCTTTAGTTAATTCAGCGTGTACTACCAAGTCATTACTGTCTCCTCTCCACGTAGGTTCTGATACACGTAGGTTTTCAAACCCGTGTATTTTTTCAAATCTTATAATCATAATTCCCTTGATTTGCTAAAGTTTAATAGCTTTGCTTCTTGAGGATGGGTTTCTATCCATCCGTGACAGCTTCTGCATACAGCTAAAAACTCAGTATCATCTAATAATAGATTACCAATTCTACCTTTTTTATGGTGTACATCAGTAGCATTAATTGCACAACCTGGAAGATGTGCTTGACAATAAGGTTTTCTTTTTAAAAACTGCGCACGCAGTACAGAGTATAATTCATCTAACTTTTCTTGTTTAGAAGATTTGGCAGCAAGAGCTTTGCGAGCAGTTGGTTTTTTAATGCTTGATAAACCCTTAATATCTTGGCTATTCCAGCAATGCTTACAATATCTCTTGCTACCTTCTTTCTTCCAGATAGGTTGGATGGTTTCACACCCGTCACATTTCTTCGGTTTGGCTTGCAGCATTTTCAGATTTCATTACAACAATACTGTTAGTACCATAAGTAAGAGCAATATGACTTTGTTCTCCTACTTGGGTTACTACGTTATCTTGTTTTGTTAGCTGCTTAAGCATAATCTCCTCAGCTTCTGTCTCAGGAGTTAGAACAAGTTTTGTGGACCCGTTCATAATAAATGTTGTTTTCATAGATTAAATCTCGGCTTTATTAAAGCAATCAACAATAGACTGGTACAAATTACCATCAGCATCTCGAATCATATCTACCAAAGGGTATAACTTAAACTCAACAGCTAATGCTAACTTATAATGATAGCTATTTTTAATACGATCAATATCCTCATCTGTTACGCTTTGTGATACTCTAATTTCACCAAAGTCGAGTATGTTCATAACATCCTCAATTGATCCGTGTTTAAAAATATCCTCATATGTATCTAACCATTTACGGTTACTGAAATACATAAAAAGAACTTCTTCATTGCTCAAGTCTGATAGTTTCATGCCTTTGTTAAATCATAAAAGTTAAATGGTAGCACTTTTGCAGATATCAACTTATCAACAATATCTTGTTTGCTGACACCGAGATCTTTAAATTCTAAAGTGCTAATATAATCAGAGTCTGTTTCATAAACAAACTTTTCAGAGTAATCTTTGACTAAGGCACTATGCCAAAAAATATCTGATAAAAATCCTGAACACCAAGTATTAACAAGCTCTTGCTTCCATTGATTTAAAATCTCTTGAGCACGCTTGTGTACTTTATCAATGCGTTTTTTCTTATCCCAATGCATTTTAGATAACTCGTCTGGGTTATACACCGACAGACCAAACAAAGCTCTCTTATACAGAAAGTTTTGATATGCATTAAATGGATCACGCTCATACTCTATCTTCTGATAGGTAGAACCATAAAGCTGATACTTATTCAGCTTACCTGTGTAGTTGACTTTTTGATAGTTGGACATAATTTTAGAATTTATACAAAAAAAGAGCAGGAGATTTTTCCCCTGCTCACACAATACTAAACTTAGATTTAATTTTCTTCACCAAAATCTGGCAAGTTTGAAAGCTCAATTTCTGGTACAGTAAACAAATCAATTTCTTTTAACTCAATACTTTCTGGTGCGTCTGGAGCAATGTAGTTATCATGTTTAATTAACTCATCAACTGCATTAACATTAGGAGTATACACAGCACGACGATAGATATTTCTACCACCTTTGGTACAAGGTACATTACTTTTACCTGCTACTTTTAAATCTTTCTCAGGATTCTTTTTATTAAATGGTATAAGTGATTCCTTAATTACAATAGTACCTTCTATCTCTTGACCATCTTGCCATCCAAAAGATTTTAAAGTATCATACTTACCAAAAATAAGTGCGCTAACTGTTTTCTTTACAGCAAATCCACGGTCAGTAAACATGTCTGTTGATTTTTCTACACGGATATAACCAAAATTCTCGCCCGCAGGCACAACAACATGACCGTTCTGGTCACCAGTAACAATAACTTTTGACATAACTAATTGATTTTTAATTTTCTGGATCCAAGTCGTACTCATTTAAGAAATCAGATAATGAATTTTCATCATCAAGACTATAGGCATCATCAGATATATCTTCTACATTGTAGTCATCTAATTCTTCTATATACTCAATTTTACTTTTTACATTATCTTCAAGTACAGAACCTTGGAATGGATTAATGATTGTCTCACCAATATTCATACTGACAAGTAACTTTATGTCATCATCAGTTAATTGAAGAAAATCTTCAATACTTAGATTAATAGTTTTGCCATTTGGTAGTTGATAAATCATTTACATAAGGGTTATACAAATATAAAACTTATAATAAAGTTTTTACAAAAAGTCAAGACATTACTAAAATTTTTGCTTAGTATATAGCTATGATACTAACAATGGCTGTACCTAAAGCAAGACTAGCTAAAAATATTGCATACATTAAACTCCTTTTGATAGAAGCAACCTGTATAATAATATCATCAAGCCTTACATTAATTTCTTTTTTTTGTCTTTCAAATGTTCCCATATATACGGGACGCTTATCCTGCTCACTCATATAACTTATTTAAAATTAACACGTTAACCCTAACTGCAAAGCAGGAGCCATGTAAACTCCCGCAATGCATTAGGTCTCTTCACCCTTAAAAATTTATCGGTACCAATTCTGGTTCAGATTGTTTAACCGCATTTTCTTTAAACCACTGCTGTACTTCAGG